GTCACCAATTAAAAATCTTCTTGTCTTATCAATGGATGGCTTTCTGATTTCAGGCAAACAATCAACGTGATGTTGTTGTACTGAATAACCTACTCCAGTTCCGCCCAATAGTAAGAACATAATTTCTGAAAATACTCTCCAATCATCTGCTGGTGCAAATGCACAATTATAAATTCTATTTGGTGATAATTCAATTGGTTTACCTGCGAACTGCATTGAACGCATTGATGGTAATATTTTTTTATTCGATACGAATTTATATACTTCTTTTATTTCCTCTTTTAAATTTGGATATGTCTTTATATGCATATCCATATTTCTTTTTACTAACTCTTTCCAAGTTTCTCTCCTTTTTAATTCCGGTCTGTACTTTGCGTACTTCATATAAACCGTGATGTCAGATAAAATTCGTGTTGAAATGTCCATTTTTTTTGTAAATTTTGTTTAGTGTGTTAAAATATTTCAGGAAAACCCCAAAATGTAAGAATAAATATACTGTCTACCACTAAATCGTTCAGGTTTGTGAATAAATAATTCACTTTTTTTAAAATTTTATTGGTGTCAAAACACTCAGTGTATTATAACATATAGTTAGGGGAGCTTTCACTCCCCTATCATATTATGCTTTTTGCTCTGCGGTAGATGCTTGTCTATACGCAGTGATTAATTTCTTCAAATCACCGATAGCTTTTCTAGCTCTTGATTTGTTTACTTTTTTAGTTCCGTTGTGCTCTGTTTCAAATGTTGAAAACAAAGTCTTCATTTGTTCGAATAGTTCTTGACTGTTCATAGTTTTTGTTTTTAATTGTTTATTTAACCCAATCCAGATACTTGCACCGGTTTTGAACCAGGCATAGTATCTAAATACTTTTTGTGTAACATTTGCTTCTCCATTTCGGCACCACTAGCACTTTCTTTTGATGCTATGATACCATCTGATGAAGATGCTGCATATACTTCTATTGTTCCAGTATTTGTATCCATCTTAGTTGGGAAGGTTAATCCATCCGAACCAAAACGATTCTTCATAATGTGTACTCTAGCCGTATTGTTTATCTTATCTTTTGCTTTTCTACTTAAACTCATAATAAAGTCAGCGTTCATTACTTTAGCGTAACTATCTGCAATCTTATCAGCTTCAATAACTTCACTATCAATTGCTGAACGATTTGTTTGTGATGCTGTCCAAATTGGTATTTGTAATTCACCACTCATTCCTCTCAAATCGATATACACCCCACCTTGCTCAGCGTATGTACTATCAGTTTTATTTGAGTGTGATAATAACAAGTCAGCGTAATCCACAATAATTAAATCGGGCTTATTACCAGCTGCTATCATTTTCTCAATGTGAAGTTGGATTGTTTTTGATGATGCTCCTTTAGGTGGATAGTATTTAACTTTTAGTTTACCTGACAATCTTTTAAGTTTACCATATACTTCATCTTTCCTTTCTTTTAAATTAGTTGATGGTATATGAGTAAACACAGTATCGTATCTTAATCCTACATAATGTTGAGAAAGTTCTAATGTATAATGTACTACGGTCTTACCAGCTCTTACAGCTACTGCTCCCAAACACGCTAACATCCAACTCTTACCAACACCAGAAGGTGCTACTACTACTCCCAATTCACCCGGTCCTAATCCACCACCCATTAAATCATTAACACAATCCCATCCCGTTGCTACAGTAATTCTACCAGTCTCACTAAATCTTTCCTCAAAATCTAAAAGGTAATCCATACCTAAATCAGATTCAACTCCAACTTTCATCGCCTTATCAACTAAGTCTTTGATTCTATCGTAGTTGCCTGATTTAAGTAAATCTACTGATTGTAGAATTACATTTTTCATATTCTGATTAATACAAAATGATGTGAATTCATTTTTCACATATTCAAAATCATCTTGTCCAATTTGTGTGTAGACGGTTTTAAGTTGTTCTACTACTGATTTCTTTAGCGATGGATTATCTAGCTTTGATACTTGCCCTTTGAATACATCCAATGTAGGTTCTTTTTTGTACTCATCGTAATAATCTTTAATCTCTTGTACTATCCATTTGTTAGCATCTGATTCGAAAAACTTCTTATCAATGATTTCGCACAATGTGTCCATCATCCTAACATCGGTAAGTAAAGCAGATATTACTTTAGCTTGAAACGATTGACCATATTTAGAGAGTGTATCTACTTGCTCTGCCATCTATTTTACTATTATATTTGTATAAGTTGATTTCAACCAATCGTTAATATCCTTCCAATTTTGAAGTATTTTGTACTTCATTGCTACTTTAATAAAATCAAACTTATCAAACTTTTTATTAGGTTCGTTGAAACGGTCTAATATTTTAAGAGTTTGGTTTGTATTAATATACGCTTCTTCTAATTGCATGATGTGTCTATTTCTTAATACCTCATTTCTTTGTGAAAGGATATCAGCGTATATTTTTGCATCATCTTTCTTAGCTTCACATATATCAAAGAATTCATCAAAGGTAATTAATCTATCTTCCTCTAATTCAGGGAATCTTTTTAATACAGTCTTTAAACCACATCCTTTAACGCCGGGAATATTATCTGAATTATCACCATCCAATGTTCTGAATAGTAAAAGGTTTTGTGGGTACATTCCCCATTCTGCTTTTACTAACTCTCTATCATAAAGTTTCTTTTTAGTTGGTGAATAAACTTTCGTCTTATCATCTACTAATTGTAAGAAATCTTTATCCGTTGATACAATAATACATTCCTCATCTTCACCTAATATTTGTCTAGCTATGTTAGCTATCACATCATCGGCTTCAATTCCATCATATATCATTGTTGTAATTGGAAGTGAATCTAACAAATCAACTAACCAAACGAATTGGCGTTTCATTGAAAGTTGTTCTTCTTCCTGTGACATCATTTCAGGATATTGTCTATTAACCCTAAAACGATTTTTACCTCTATCAGATTTGTATCCTTCAAACACTTCCTTTCTACCTTTAGAACCGCCCTTACCATCAAAGATAAGAACTACTCTAGTCGGATTGAATTGGCGTATTTGAGAACCAATTGAATTTAATGAACCAATAACTCCACCCGTATGGTCACCATCCTCATTCATTGTAGGGTTGGTAGTCCAACTACGGATGAAGGTATTTAGTCCATCAATGACAAGAACTCTACTATTACGCACTCTTAAGTGTGATGTCTCATGTTCTGATTCTACTTCGTTAAGAAGCTTTTTGTATAATTCTTTCATTTGTTTTTGTAACCTTTATTAATCTCCAATTACTTCCGAATCTACTATGAGATTATCGGTATCCATTGAATCTTTTTTGTATCTTAAAATTGTTGCCTCACAAATTCTTTTATAAATTTGTTCTCTAACCGAAGGATTGGCTTCTAACATAGAAGGAAAATCTTTGGCTTGATATTTAATAATCTCACCAGTATCAATGTCAGTATATTCATACCAAGCACCTGATTGTTTTACCAATCCATTATCCTTCATACTTCCTAACCATGCTCCGATGTTATCAATACCTCTATCAAAGAAGATATCAAAATCAGCTGAACGTAATGGTGGTCCCATTCTATTCTTTACTACCTGACATCTTACTTTAATACCTACGATTCTATCGTTACCACTGGTATCTTTAGCTTTAATCGTTCCCATACTCTTTAATCTTAAACGAACCGATGCATGGAAAGCGATTGCTTTACCACCAGAAGTTGTCCAAGGGTCAGAGAATGGCATTGCGTTCATCTTCTGTCTTAATTGGTTTGTGAAAACTAGAGTGATTTTCTGTCTACCAATAAGATTTGTGATTTTACGCATTGCTTTGGAAATGATAATTGCTTTATCCGTAGCGTAACCATCCTTACCATAATCAGCTTCCATCTCCTTTTCAGTTGATGCTGCTGCTACTGAATCCACAACGATTGTTACATACTTATCTTTAGAGGAAGTTCTTACCTTCTCAATAATAGTTTCAGTATATTCAAAACATTGTTCAACAGTCTCAGCTACTACATAAAGTAATTTGGTTGTATCTACTCCAATGGCTTCTAAGAATTCTCTACTTACGGCGTTTTCCGTGTCAATCAATACTGCCAACCCACCTAGCTTCTGCGTTTCCGCAAGTAAGTGAGCTGATACTAATGATTTACCACTTTGTTCTAATCCCGTAATTTCGGTGATTCTTCCAACCGGTAATCCACCATAAGGTCGATTTGATATTGCCACATCCAACATAGATGCTCCGGTCGAAACCCAGCCTTCTACATTTGTTGGTGCATCATCATTATCTAAAAAGAATGCTACCTTTTGGTCTTTTGATTGTTTGTTAAGGGACTCAACGAGTACTTCCGCCAAGTCAACCTCTTTAGTTGCTTTTGCCATAAATTGTTTACTTATTTACTATGAATTGAAAAGGTCATCAAATGCTGATGCCACATCATCTACTTTCTTAGCTGATGCTTCTGCTTTAGGTGTTGATTTAACATCAACATCAAAAGGTGCTTCTTCATTTTTTGCGGTAGATGATAACGTCTCTGCTGCTGCAGTAGATGTATCTTCATCACCATTAGCGTTTGGATTTAACCAACCTTCTAATACAGATTTCAATTCCGAATAAGTCAACTCCTGGTAAAGGTCTGTGATTTCGGTTTGTCCGTTGATACACTTATCAGTTTCTTCTTTAGTTGCTGCTAAAGGAGTTTCTTTTGGTTTAACACGGATTGTTGTTACAGGGTAAGAAGTACCACTGTCTTCTGCTGATACTACTTCAACAGTAATATCTCTACCTTCATTTGGGTCAGTAATATCACCATAATCAGGATCTGCGATGTAACCAAGAATTTCTTGATATACAGTTTTTCCAAAGCCCCAGAATCTTACACCTTCACCTTCTTCACCTCTTACCAATACTGGTACGAATGTTCTAAGTTTCGGCTCCATTTTCTTGGCAGCTTTCCAATCTTCTTTATCACCCATTCTTTTCAACTTATCAGCGAACTCAACGATAGGGTCAGGTCTGCCAAAAGAAGATGGAGATAGATAAGATTTGTTGTTAATGTTGTAGTGAAAGAATAATTCAATAAAAGGATTCTCTTTGTTGAATTTGTAAGGGACTAAACGAATAGTGTGTTTGCCCGGAGCTGGTTTCCAAAGTTCTACTTTCTTTGAAGTTGTGCTTTGTAGTTTGTTCAGTCTACCTCTGATTGCGTCTAAGTTAATAGCCATTTTTTTGCGTTTTAAGAGTTTATGTTTTATGGTTTTATTTAGGTGAGTGTCCTTCACCCTCTATGTATATAAATATAAAGAGATTACAAATATACAACAATTTATTGGACTTTCCAAATCTTTTTTGAAGTATATTTTATAACCGATTTAAGCATTTATATATATTTGAGATACTCAAAGATACGAAAAATACCCGAGTATACCAAATAAAAAAGGGAGTATTTTTAGTTTCTCCCTTTTGTTGTTATTATGCCAATAAATGATAATATTCTTTGAAATGTTTGATACGGTCGGGTAATCCGATTGTTCCTCCATTTACTCTTTTAGTAATTGA